TTGAGGTATACTAAAGATCAGCGTTCACGTAGAGTCCGGGGTCATGAAACCCCCCAGGAGTAATGATGGACCCCTTGATGTGGCAGTTTCGGCATTATTACAACAGCTCCCCGGTCTACCCCGTGCAGCGCGTCACCAGTCTGACCACCTTCGCCGTCACCTCGACCGCTCCTGCCAACAGCACCAGCATCTATGCGGCCAACGATGTGTTGATGGGCCTGCTGGCGCTCAATGTGCAAAGTGCCAAAGGCATGGGCTTTATCGGCGGGGTGAAGATCACCGACGCCCGCAATCTCAAAATCGCTATTGACTTCTGGGTGTTCGACCGCATCCCGACCACCCTGGGCGTAGATAACGCCGCCTGGACGCCCGTCATTGCCGACCTGGACGCCCTGGCCCTGCCCGATAAAATCGCCGTTGCAGCGGCGGATTATCGCACGCCGACGGGCACCTCCCTGGCGCTGGCGGGGTTGAGTCTGTCCGGCTCTACCCTGATCAACTTCGAGTCGATGGAGTGGCTGTTCATCCTGCCGGTGATCAATACCGGGACGCCGACCTACACGCAGACGACCGATCTGAAGTTCGAGTTTGGACTGTACGTGGCCTGAGATGGGCAAACCCACGGTGTACACCCCGATTACGCGCGAGCAGCGCAAGCGTTTTGTGCTGGCGTGTATGCACAAGGGGTTTGCCAGCCCCTCGGACGTGCATAAGGAGATGCTGGCCCAGGGCATCATCAGCGCCGATTCGGAGCGCCCTTACGCCCTGACGACCATCGCGACTGACATGCGCGAGCTGCGCGGGTATGCCGCCACGGCCTCGGAGATGATTGGGCGGGAGGTCTCCGTGCTGCCGCTGTGGAAGCTGCGCATCGCCAAGGCGGTGGACGCCACCCAGATCGATTACCAGTTCTGGGATCGCCTGCGCCGGGGCAAAGCCGAAGGCTTTCGGTTCGGGGGCTTATTCCGCAAACGACTCACCTCGACCATTGCCAGCTACATCTGGCGCGGCGGCGTGGCCGCGACGCTCTCCGAAAACGCTCAGGGCGATGAACGCAACAAGCGGTACACCAACAAGGAATTGGAACGCTTCCTGAAGGATTACCGCGAACTGCTGCTGAAATTGACGGACGATTCGATGTCGCTGGGCGACCAGTTCGTGGCGGTCAATCCCGATGCTACCCTGTCGGTGATTTCCCCCCAACTGGTCGACAAAGAGTGGAATCCCACCGATTACCGCGAGACCATCAAAGTCACGGTGACCACCCGGCTGGATAAGTTTGAGGTCAAAGAGGAATACGACGCCTCGTGGCGCACGGTGACCATCAAACCGTTGAGTGGACGGACCAACGAGACGCTGACGGAAACCTTCAGTAACCTGATCGGGCGGATTCCCGTCGTGCATTTTCCCAACGACCGGGGGGTCAATGAAATTTACGGCCATCCCATTGACGAAGCCTTGTTCGACGTGTATGCCCATTACGATACCTTAATCCTTAAGGGGCTGGACGGGGGGGAGTTGATGGGCAATCCCCTGCCGGTGGTCGAAGGGGCGGAGAATCCCGACCAGATCTTAGCGGCGAATGCTCCGGTCGACGGGGAGGAAGACTATACCGACATCGACGGCAATCCCGACGAGCGCGCGGTGTTCAACTTCGACACCCGGACCTTGATGGTGCTGGGGAAGGATGCCTCCTTCAAGTTCGCCTCCCCGCCGGTCGGGTTCACCGCCGACATCATCTCGCTGCTGGGCACGCTGTTCCTGCTGATGTTGGAGCATGTCGGACTGCCCGAAGCGGTGTGGGGCGCGGCTATCCAGGGCAGCCGGGCTAGTGCCGATACCCAGATGCCGCCGTTCTGGCAGTTCATCGAAGCGCGGCGGCTGGCCCTCGAAGGGGAGGGTCAGGGCGAACATCCCCAGGACGGGCTGCGCGAGTTGATCGACGTGTGGTTGCGCACCCGCAAACTCACCGACCCGCGTATCGTGGTAGGTCCGGTGGACATTGACTGGCCGTACCTGGACCGCGTGGATTGGGAAGTAGCGTTGCATTGGACGCAGTTCCTCGCGTCGAACGGCATGATGGACTCGGTGTCCGCCTTGCGCCAGAGTGGGCTGGTCAAAAATCCGACCTTCACCTACGAAAAAGCCCAGATCGAGATGAAGGAACGCCAGCGCCAGCAGCAGGCCGAGGCCGAACGCCAGCACCAGTGGGACCTGGAGAACCAGGCCAACCTGGAAAAAGCCCGGCAGGCGGGCAAAAACGTCCACCAGCAGGGCGGCGGGCAGTTCAAGCAGTTGGCGCTGCCGGAAGGGTCGGCAGAGTCGTCGGCGTAACCTTGTAAACATTCGATATTCATGGTAGACTACTCATGAACGTTATCCTCTAGACGCCCAGCGGAGTCTTGCCGTCATGAAATTCGCCCTCGGCTTTCAATTCCTGAATGAAGCGTCCTGGTTGCGTCTGCACCTGCCTGTCATTCTGCAATCGGGCAGGATTGATGGCGTGGTGGCCGTGGATGGGGGCAGCACGGACGACAGCGATAGGGTGGTAGCCACCATCTGCGCTCTGCATGGCATTCCTTGGCATCTCTTTCGTCGCGACTGGGATTGGCATTTCGGGAACCAGCAGAACTGCGTCGTGGAACGCTGCGAAGAACTGGGCTACGATGCCTATTTTAAGTGGGACCCCGACGAACTCATGTGGCCCCGCCACATCGACCAATGCGCTAATCTGTTGCACGTATACAAGGTGGTCATCACCCCGCGTTATAACTTCAGCGAAGACCGCTATCACTTCTGCCCCTACCTGTGCCCGGACAAGCAGTTGCGTTTTGTCCAGTTGCACCAGGGCTTTCGATGGCATGGCAACCTGCACGCCGGGACGAATGCCTACCAACTGTGGAAGGAAGACCCCAACAACACGTCCCCGACAGTCGAACGGGACATCATCTTCGTCCCCCACATGCCTATCTATCATTATGAGGGCATCAAACCGCTGGCGGAACGCGCATTGAAATGGCTGAATTATGAGCGGGTGGCGGACGGGCTGACCGCCGTGACGGCACTGCCACCGGATCATCCTATTCCCCAGTACCCGCTGCGCGCGACCATCCCGTTTCTGGACCCGCAACCGCTCGACCCGCAGGTGATTGGGCTGCACGCCCCGTATGGAGAATGAGCGATGGAACATTTTACAGTGACCGATGAAGGTCAAGCCTTAGCCGAACAACTCTTGCGAGGTAATGGCTACGAACCGATTTCCCTGGAACGCCCTGATTACAGTTGGAGTGAGCCGCTTCATTTTATCGTTGAAAATCGCGGGGTTCGCTCTAAGGCATATCTGCAACCGGATGGTAGTCTCGTCATCCCTGGTCTCTTCGGGTTTAATGAAACTCTGAAATCTCCTTCCCATTGGATAAAAATAGAAGGAGACGCCAAGATGGTCATCTATGCTTCCAGCGTGATGGCAGGTCATTCTGAGTTTTCCGAGATAAAGGTCTCTGATGATGAATAAGACCACCGTGTTTATCTGGCGATGGCACCGATTGGCGATAGCTCACCATGCAATTGATATGTATGGGTTTCGGTATAACATTATCGGATGGAAACATCTGATTTGGAGACTATGGTGGAAACAATGATCGCAGATCAGGGCAAGACGCCCTCCAATCACGTATTTGGGATCAACATTCTCAAGCCATTTCTGGATTCCCTGGGAATTTCTCCTGACACCTTGCAAAAGGTGGACATCCACTTCGAGACGGGGCGTTTTGCCTATATCGACCTGACGTGCGCTCCCGTCATGAGCGACGAAGCCGTGGGCCTTTTGTTGGAGCAATTGAAATTGAACCCCATCCTTCGCGTCATCGTACCTGGAGAAAACAAATGACAACTCTCTCGGTCGTAGGACTGGGCAAACTCGGCGCTCCCCTGCTGGCGGTACTCGCTGACGCGGGCTTCTCAGTGATCGGCGTGGATACGGATGAAGCGAAAGTCGCGTCCCTCAACGCGGGCAAAGCACCGGTCGAAGAAACCGACTTGCAGGCATGGCTACAGCATGTTTATTACGAACGTGTCGGTGTCGGTGGTGGCTGGTCCAATGAAAAACCTCGTATTCGCCAATATAGTGCCACCACGGACCTGCGCCAAGCCGTCCTGGACTCCGACGCAACGTTCGTGATCGTGCCGACACCCAGTGGGGTAGATGGGGGCTTTACGCTGGACTATCTCGCGCCAGTTATGGAACACATCGGGCTGTCCCTGAAAGAGAAGACCTCATATCATCTGGTCATCCTAGTGAGCACGGTCATGCCGGGTCAGACGCGCGAGTGCTGCTCCATCCTGGAACGCGAAAGTGGCAAGATGGAGGGGCACGACTTCGGGTTGGTCTACAGCCCCACGATGATCGCCCTGGGCAGCGTCATTCACGATCTGGTCCATCCCAAGGTAGCGATGGTGGGGGCCGAGAACGATCAGGCACGTGATCTGCTGCTGAAGATTTACGAGCGCTATATCGAGGGGAAAGACGTGCGATGCTCCACGTGGATTAACTGCGAGATCGCCAAAATCGCGGACAATGCTTTCGTCACCAATAAGATTTCGTTCGTCAATGACCTGGGACGGTTATGCGAGCATCTTCCCCACGCCAACGTTGATGAAGTCACGCGCATCATCGGGGATGATCCCCGCGTCGGCTCACTTTATTTCAAGGCAGGCACAGCCTACGGGGGACCGTGCTATCCCAGAGACTCGCGGGCGTTGGAAATCGTCTTCGAACGCGCCGGGGTTCCTAAAACGTCGACCTTATCCCTGCGCGAGGTGGTGGATGTGACGAACGACGCGATGACTGACCATCTGTGGCGCATCGTGGAGCGCGAAGCGGGCGACGAGGGCGTAGTCGGCGTGTTGGGGCTGGCGTACAAACCGGGCACATCGGTCTGCGAAGAGTCAGCCAGTCTGGATCTGATCGACCACCTGCTGATGAACCCGCAGCGTCGGGTGGTGGTCTACGACCCGCTGGCGATGGACGAGGCGCGCACGGCGTTGGGCTGCGCGGTCGAGTATGCCAATAACAACGCTGACTGCTGCGATAAGGCTGATGTGATAGTGCTCATGCACCCCGATTTCACCCAGGTCGAATTGGCGCTGATGCTTTCTAAGACTCTCATTGACCCCTGGCGTGCCATGACGGAGCTATCCTTCTGGTGCAAACGTTATGTTCCGCTGGGAGTGGGCCAATGAAAGACTATTCGATGTACATGGGAGATCCAGAGCAGGATGGGGTGGTCCTGGCTTCCCCCATGATGACCTGCCATCGGATGGCTGGTGAACCGCTCCAGGCGGGCATGATCGTGGCCTATCGACCGGATCACCCTGAGATAGTCTATCCCTACCCGCGTGTGCTGACCCGCTGGCAGCGGTTCTGGCAACGGTTTCAGGCTCCCGTGATCTGGTTACCTATTGGCGTTGTAATCCACGATGCCTTGCGGGGTCAACAGGTCACGGTCGTCAACCAAATGGGCGATTTAACGGCTGCCGTGAAAATCGCGACGACGATTGAGACCAAAGAAGGCGAACCCTTCGGATATGTGGATCAGGATGGCAAAATGTTCATCGGGAAGAAGAAATGACTACCCATCGGGCTCTAGACTGTGCTGATCCACGCGCTCCCCACTTTATGTGGTACCCTACCGATGATGGTCTGTCCGGCTGGATCTTTGTTTTTGGGTTCGCCAGTGAATTTAGCGACGGGGATTACATCTTTTTTCGCGGATCATCGAAGGACAAACGCCGGATGTATCGCATCGTAGAAAAGACGTACCACCCCAACGAGAATCATCAGTGGCAGGCTACACTGGAGTATATGGCAACCGCTCCCGATGAACCCTATACCCTCTGGCCTCCCGCTGATGGTATTATGTTGATGGAGTAGAGCAAATGCGAGCACTGGTATCGGGCGCAGGCGGGTTCATTGGCAGCCATCTGGTCGAGTACCTGAAGGCCAAGGGCTACTGGGTGCGCGGGGTGGATAAGAAGTACCCGGAGTTCTCCGACTCTGCCGCTGACGAGTTCCTGCTGCTGGACCTGACCTACCCCTTGGCGGCGACCGAAGCGCTGGAGGGCGGCTTCGATGAAGTGTACGCGCTGGCGGCGGAGATGGGCGGCATGGGCTACATCAGCCAGCAGGGGGCGTACATCCTGCACCAGAACGCGCTCATCAATCTCCACACGATAGAGGCGGCGCGGCACGCCAAGGTCGGTCGCTACCTGTACACGTCGAGCGCGTGTGTCTATCCCGGCTTCAAACAAACCACCCTGGACGCCGCTCCGCTCAAGGAAAGCGACGCCCTTCCGGCCTGGCCTGACACTGAGTATGGGTGGGAGAAGTTGTATGCTGAACAGGTGGCGCTGGCGTATGCGCGCCAGTACGGCATGACGGTGCGCATCCCCCGTTTTCACAACGTCTACGGCCCACAAGGGACGTGGCAGGGCGGACGGGAGAAAGCTCCAGCGGCCTTGTGTCGCAAGATTGCCGAGATGAAATGGAAACTGCGCGATGGTCCGTTAGCTCCATCGGTATCGACGGCGGACGGTTGGGAACCGTTGCATAAGACTCTCCCCATCGAAATCTGGGGGGATGGCACGGCGACGCGATCCTTTCTCTACATCGACGACTGCCTGGAAGGTCTCTACCGCCTGATGCATAGCCATTATGCCGCCCCGCTCAACATCGGCAGTGACCGCGCGATCTCGATCAACGACCTGGCCTATGCCATTGCGCGGATTGCGCAAGTGGACATCGACCTGGTGCATGTCGAGGGACCGGTGGGCGTGCAGGGGCGGAACTCGGACAACATGTTGTGTAAGGCCGTGCTGGACTGGGAGCCGCAGCGGTCGCTGGATGGCGGGCTGGAACTGACGTACCGCTGGATCGAGGAGCAGGTGCGCAATGGTTAACAATATTCCAACCGAATGGGGACTCTCTGTGGTCACGGCTCATGATTTGCAGTGGCATCTGATGGAATGGAGATTCAAGCGCTGTATCCTTGTGAGTAGTCAATGGTACGTGCTTTGCGCTGCTCGTTTAGAGCAGTTCGGGATAACCCTGGATGAACATCGCATCGTTATTTATGCCTTCGGGGTCAATAAACGGGAGTCAGGGCAGGTCATTTATACCTCATTGACCGAAACTTTTGTGCTTTGCAACTACGATCCCATTGAGGATCGATTGCCTTTCAATGAGACTGATATGTCGGTCGTGTCTCAGTGGATTGAGGAGCAGGTCAGGGAATCTCATGATTAAATATGTGGTATTCAACCCCTTGAACGACCAGGATTGTGAACGCGGGGAAGCGGAAGTCAATCAGTTGCTCGATGAGAGATGGACAGTTCAGGCCCATTTGGTTCACAACTTTGGGCTGAACGCCCTGACGGTCGTGCTCACCAAGCCGAAGAATCTGCCTGATGAAAGACCGAAGGTGGATTGAGGAACAGATGAGATATGCCCTATCTGAATGATCCCTTATTAAAGACCTTATCCCCTCAACTCGTCACGGGTTTTGAGTTGGCTGCGCGGGAAGAAGAATGGAGCTTTCAACGAGCTTTCTATCACCTGGGACAGGTTGCCGTATTATGCGGTGCCATTCTGCGTAAAGAAGTCCCTGTGACTAGCCTGGATGTCACCGACAGGATTAGTTGTCACGTCTGGTTTATGGTGTCGGACACCAATCTCATTCAGTATAGTTATGGCTCGGCCCGATTGAAGTTCTTGATTTTCAACCACCGAGGGGGGGTGAGTGACGAACAACTCCACCTGCTGCGATTGATCGCGAAGGATCATCAACTTTAATGACCACCTGTGCCTTGGACGTGGGGGCGCATCGCGGCGAAGTGATGCTGCCGTATGCGTTTGCCCATCCTGACACCCCAGTGTATGCCTTTGAGCCCGACCCACGAGCCTGGCGGTTCGTGTATGGCGCTGCGCCCAACTATCATCTCATCCCCGTGGCGGTTGGTGACACCGATGGTTGGGCGTGGCTTTATCTGAATCGCGTGCCGGGCTGTTCGTCGCTGCACCGCCTGGATCGGGAGGGACTGACACGCTGGCCGGAGGGCTTCAACTTTGCGGAGGTCGGGCGGGTGCTGACCCAGGTGATCCGGCTGGACACGTTCATGACGCAGATGAGCATCGACCGCGTGACGTGGCTCAAGATCGACACCCAGGGCAACGGGCTGCATGTGCTGCGGGGACTGGGGGAGCGGCTCCAAAATGTGGAACGTATCACGATTGAGGTCAACGTGTCGGATACGCAGACCTACCAGGAGGAATATGGACCGCGTGAGGTCTGCGAGTTGCTGGAACCGGCAGGGTTCAAGATGATCGGGTATGATACCCAGACCGCAGGATATGAGGAGAACTGGACCTTTGAGCGAGCCTAATCACCCTATCTACATTCTTCAATATATTCGTTTCTTTAATGATTATGAACAAGAAACGGAAATTGCAGGCGTATTTGATAGTGAAGAACAGGCTAAAATATCAATTCCATTTGAATCGCTCGTGTGGAAATGGGTTACGGGTGGAGAGTTGGCAGTAGATCCTTTTAATAACCGATGGTTTATCACCATGCTCTATAATAACGTTTTCGCGAAACCTCAATATTTACAAACGGAGGACGAATGAAGCGCGTCTACATCCACGCTGACCCTGGCGGGACCTATCTCGGCAACGGGGGTTTCCTCTGCCTCACCGAACTCAGCACGCGCCTGGAAGCGATGGGTTATCCCGTGGCCTTTTTCGACCCCACGGACAGCCTGACGGTAGAGAAATGGGCGTGGACGGGTTATCCTGCCCCTGCGCTGACCCCTTGGGAGAGCGTGTGTCATCAGCCCGATGAAAACTACGCTGTGATCACGACCTGGCTATATTCATGGCTCAATGCATTGAATAGACAACCGCAACTCTTTCCGCACATTCGGTACTGGTGTTCGGGAGAAATCTTGCGCGATGAACCGCGTTATGATCCGGTGCGCCAATGGTTGCGGGAACATTGTCAAACCATTGCGATCAACAATCCCACCTTCGATCCCGATTATCGTCTTCTGGATCTCAATCCTCAATACCGGTGGACGAATTGGATACGCGACCTTTTTCACGCGAATCCGCGCGAACGACATGAGGACTGGGTGGGCTATCAACCGGATGATAACGGCTACGACATCAAGTCTCGTCTTCAACAAGCCTTTGGTCAAGAGAATGTGGTGTGCTGTACGGGCACGCAGGCAGAAGTGGCTCACAAGATGCGCCAATGTGGGGCCTTTCTGTCCTGGAATAAATCCTGGCCTCTTATCGCGGGCATGGGAGAATCCTTCGGGCTGTCCACCTATGAAGCGATGGCGAGTGGGTGTCTGTCGGTGGCCCGCGATCATTGTGGAAGTCTGGCGGGTCCTGCGTGGGTGGATACCATTGAGGACGCTTTGTTGGTGTTACGAGAATTTGTTAGACCCTTTCAAGGGAATAATCTTCGCAGAATTTATCAACAAACGATGATCTTCAACTGCTATCGTTGGAATGAGGCACGGGAGCGGGCGGTGAGGGGTTATATCGATGGGTGAGCCTGTTATCCTTTTTTCTTCGCTTGAGAATCTAAATTCTCAGGGTGATGCGGTGGCAAATGGTGGTTTTAAATTGCAAACCGTTTGGGTGAAGCTATTACGCGCTCACGGCCACACCGCCTATCGCATGACCCTGGATGGGCATGTCCTCCCGTGGATGATCGAACCCGCCCCGGCGATCTCCTACGTGGATGCGGTGCAGATGGTCGAGTCGGGGCAGCCCGTTACGGTCGTGACCACCTGGATGGCGGCGACGCTGGCGCTTCAGTTGACCGACCATCCTTACTTCTTTGACGCCGAGCTGGCCCACAGCAGTTCGGGCAGGCATTTCGAGGCGCTGAAGCACTGGTGGCCCAAGTTCGGGGGTGTGGCGACCCATGCGCGGCACCAACACGCCTGGTACCTGAGCCAGTTTCAGACCTCCATCCCGATTATCCAGGAGTGGTCCGATACCGACTACTGGTATCCCGCTCCAGAGCAGCGCGTGGAAAATCGGGTGGGGTTTATGATCGAAGGACCGCACACGATGGGTCACATCGATATTATCCGGCGCATGTGCCAGGAAAAAGAACTGCCGGTCGAGTTTTACCACGTCCAGGGGTCTGAGCGAGACGTGATCGACCAACTACGCTCCTGTGACGTGTTCCTGGGGATGAACCCCGGCAAACACGTGTTGTTTGGGGAAGGCTGTCCTCGCTCACAGCAAGAGTCGCTCCATGCGGGCTGTGTGCTCATCGCGGGAGACGTGTTGGGCAACCGTGAGTTTCTGATCGACGGCTACACGGGCTACCTCGTGCCACGTCTCAATCCGCAAGCGATGGGTGAACGCCTGATCTGGGCACTTCAGCATCGACAGCAGATGGAGATTGTCCGGGCGCGTGGAACGGACTTCGTGCAGAAGCAGTTCGCGCCGACCGAGAGCAAGTATCAGCAGGTGAAGGAGTGGTTGAGATTATGACGACTGGCAACGACTATCTAGACTATACAACGACTCATGCCGTCGAACTTGATGCTCTTTCCACGATGATTCGACAGTTAGAAGAACATGGCTGGAAACATAAAGACCTGTGTTTCGCCCTTCATCCCTCCATGCTCGCTGAGTTGAGCGAATATGAGGGCATTCCCATTCTACGCAGCGACCGCATGGAACGCTTTACGATGTATGGTGGTACCCAGTCGAGTATAAAACGCCTCATGAAAGAGTTATCCCATGTCAGCTAAACCGCCTCAGATACAAAACGCTGAGAAGCGCGCGACCAAACACGAGAACCTGAAGCTCTGGTCGCTGGCGTTGACCTATTATCAGGCGATGCGTGACGGCATCGGGAAACAGGACCGCGACGCCGTAGTCGCAGCGATAGCAAAGTTGCAGATGGTGATTGAGCAGGGAGTAGACCTCAATGGACCAAGTAGAAAAACAGGCACAAGAGGAAAAACTTCGGAAAATGGCGACAGAAATTCGTGAGATATTGCGCGAAGCCAATATCACAATTCAAAAGCCATCTACTGAAGACATGAAGAAAATGGTCGATGAGACATGCCATTTTATGTCCAACTTACTGCGCCAAGAATACAAAATCCACGAAGGTGAATGGTGGTTATGGTCCCTTGGAGAACCCCGACGCCCTCTAAGCATTTCTGAAATTGATGAGGCTATTCAAAGAGGGGATATTTCCCCATGACTCGTGATGAACTCGAACTGGCAATGGGACCCGGCGCAAAAGCGTTTATTCATCCGAC